TCTGCCCCTTGATCTTCACCGTCGCCTCGCCCACATCATACGACTCGTTGTATTTCGCCTTGATTCCGTCCTCCTTAGCTCCAAGCCACCGGGCGGCAATTTTCCAGCAGAGGGCTTCCGCGCTGCCGCTGCGCCGGGCGAAGCTGGCAAGCTGCGTGTCGAGCTGTGTTTTGTCGATGGCCTTGGACTCGGCGGATTCTCCCACGGCGGACTGTGGACGGACCATGCGGAGGGCGATTTCCCGCACGCTGGCCTCGTCGCGGGCAAGGGCTTCGGCCTGCGCCTGAAACGCGGTACCCGACGGCTCCACGTACTGCGCGGTGATGCCGCCCGGTTCCGTACTCATGAGGGCGTTGGAACTGGCAACCACGAACGTGTCCCAATGCTCCTGGCTTACGCCGCCCACATTGAGCAGAGGGACGGCCCGGTCGAACAGCATCTTGTCGAGTTCCGAGTCCCGCCTGTAGATGCGCAGGATCAGGGACAGCACGTCGTCCGTAGCGGGGAGCCCGGTCATGGGGGAAGTCGGCTCGAACAAGAACGGCACTAGCGGTACGGCGCCGAGCCCGTGCCTGCGCTCGCCGTTCTCGGTCAAGGCGTACTCGGTGTTCTCCTTGTCCTTCATCGGGCGGCGGTAGCGCGTCCACGAGTCCCGCGTCCAGACGGTCAGGGTTTCGTAACGGAGCGGGGCGGCGAAGGCTGCGGGGTGCTCCATCTCTTCGCTGTGGATGACCGCCCACGCGAGGCCCTTGGCGTCCATCCCCCAGTCCCACACGTCGTCGGGGCTGATGGAGGTAAAGTAGGGCACCATACGGCGACCGCTGGCCCTGTCCTCCGCCACGGTTTCCCCTTTCTTTTGTTCCATGTCCACGATGACGAACCGCGCCCCGCCTGCCGCCGCGAGCCGGGTCACGTCCGCGAAGAAGGCGTCGGCGGTCATGCCGTACCTGTCGGCGTCCGCCTCGATGGGGCGGAGGGCGTCGGGCAAAATACGCTCCGGCCGCCCCTCGTTGATGAAGCTGGCGAACACGTCCACGATGGGGGCCGCGAAGTTGCGGTACGTGGCCCGGCTCGCCCGGATGTCGTATTGCTTGTCCGATTCGTAGGTGTGGCGCGTCAGATAGGCCCTGTTTCCTTCGATCCGTTCCCCGCCCTCGTAGAGATCCATCGCCTTCCGGCGCTTGGTGAAGGATGCCGCGTACAGCGGGTGTTTCTGCTCGTAACTGCTGTTCATTGTCGCTCCTTATCCGTGCGAGCTTCCGAAGAAGACGTCGCGTTTCTTGATGGGGAATTCGACCGCCGTGTAATACCGGACGGCGGTGGTAATATGCTGGTACTCGGCGTCCTCTTCCTGAAACGTGCTGCCGCCCTTGAGCTTCAGCGTGGAAAGGCCCTTGTGCAGCATCGGGCATTTCCCCTTGTTCACGAAAAAGGAACGGACGTTCATGGCGTCGCAGATCTTGGCGTTGAGGCTGGCTTGCCCGTCCTTGATCGCGGGATTGGTGCGGGGCACCTTCTGTTGAACCCGGAACCCGTTGCGCCTCAGTTCCTGTTCGAGGGTTACGTAGTCGCTCGCGTGCCCGTGCTTTTCGCCCACATGCCCGCTGGCGTCCCCGTAAAGATAAACGATGCCCCTGAACCCCGCGTACCGTTCGCAGAACTCGACGGCCGCCTGTTTCGCCACGGCGGAAGAGAGCACGATTTCGTCGACGGCATAGACGTTTCCGTCCTTGTCCGTCTGGAGGATTACGGAGGAAAGCGGCGTGAAGTTGAAGTCGTGGGTCCATATGGCGTCTCTGCCGGGATCGAAGGCGACGCCCGTCAGGTTCCCGTCGCCGTATTCCGGGTAGACGAGGTTTCCGGGGTTGCTGCTCCCGTACCTGTTCATGACGTAGACGTTGACCCATTCCTTGTGCTTTCCGGGAAGCTGGAGGAAGTAATAGCCGTACCCTGCGCTGTGGTTCTCGATGTTCTCCGCTTCCGGGTTCTCCCGGTACTGGAGCTTTCCCTCGGCATCTTTTTTGACGAGAAGAGCAGGGGGCTGGGCGAAAAAGTCATACCCTTCCGG